CGTAGAGTTATAATACCATGTCCTCCATTATATAAATTATTTACTTGGATTACAGCTTTTATATCAATTTATAAGATTATTTCTTATTTCTTTTTTGATAAGAATTTAAAAAATGATGATGAACTTATTGATGCTAATGAATTGTGTGTTGAAGCTGATACCAATGTTGGAGTAGTTCCTCAACCCCTAGTTGGTGAAAAAGTAAATACTTGGTATGTTAATGATTATGTCACCCATGTTCTCGACTTTGGTACCAAAACTATTGGTCATAATAAGATGGAAATAGAACAGTTTATTAAGAGATTAGCTCCTAATATGGTTTATGCCCAATTTATTAAAGATGGATCTGTTGTTGGTAATGCTCGAGGTTTGTGTGTATATGGTGATGTTTACTTGTTCAATAATCATTTACTTTTAGAAGATGAAGGGGAGGTAACATTAGTTAGATCTCTCCAAATCAATGGAGTAAATGGTAATTGTACAATGAATTTTTCTAAGAATGATATTCTTAGATTACCTGAGCGTGATTTGTGCTTTGTCCGAATTAGAGGTGTTATTCCCCGTAAAGATATTAGTGAATTTTTTATGAAAGAATATGCACCTATTAAATGTAAAGGTTTTTATGTTGGACGAGCCCGTGATGGTGAAATTCATATGCGCAATGTTGATGCAATTAAAAATATCCGTATAACTCATGAACAATTTCCTGGCGTCCGTGAAAGTTGGGAAGGTATTGTTACAACTGGAATGGTTGAAGGTGACTGTGGTACATTACTCATTGGTAATGCACCATTAGGTCCAGTCTTTCTAGGTATACACGCGTTAGGCAATCCAAATGTCAGTAAAGTTATTACTTTTTCAGTGACTCTTAAAGATATTGAATTAGCAAAATGTAAATTTCTTTGTGTTCAGAGTGGTGAGGTTAAATTGAGTGTCCCATCTAAAAATGTAACCCTTGGACCTTTGCACTTTAAATCCGAAGTAAGATATGTTGAGGAAGGTAGTGCCGATGTTTTTGGTACTGTAGATGTTCCTCGTGCTAATAGTAAATCTCAGGTCGAAAATACCATTATGAATGAGTATTTAAGTGAACATGGTTATCAAACAAAATATACTAAACCAGATTTACGCTCTTGGCGTCCTTGGCACACTGCTTTCAAAGATATGGTGAAACCAACGAATTTATTTAAAAATGATATCATAGATCAATGCTATGATGGATTTTTTAACGATATCGTGAAAGCTGGAGTTAATTTCAGTATGATCGAGGTTTACCACGATTTTACTGCAGTTAATGGTGCACAAGGTGTGACTTATGTAGATAAAATGAATAGAACTACTTCCATGGGATTTCCATATAATAAATCCAAGAAATATTTCCTTAAGTCAATATCCGAACAATTTGGTATGATGGATCCAGTTGATTTCACACCCGAAGTGTGGGATCAAGTCAGATTCATTGAATCAAATTTGCGTAAAGGTATTCAATGTCATCCTATTTTTAATGGAAATCTAAAGGATGAAGCAGTAACGTTTCAGAAGGCTGAGATTGGTAAAACTCGTGTTTTTGCTGGTATGCCTGTAGCATATGCTATAGTTATGCGTAAGTATACATTGAGTTTTGTGCGTCTCATTCAAAATAATCAATATATTTTTGAATGTGCATGTGGCATATCTTGTCAATCATATGAATGGGAGAAGTTATCTAACCACCTTACTGGCGACTTTGGTCGTGAGAATGGTGTAGCAGGTGATTTCGCCCTTTATGACAAAACTATGGGTGCTAAATTCATAGTTGCTGCTTTTGCTTTTCTTGCTAGAATAGCTGAAGCATCTAATAAATATGATGACGAAGATATACGTGTTGTATATACTATCGGAT